AGTACAACAGCAGGCACAGGTACATTAAACCTTGCAGGTGCTGTTACAGGTTTTCAAACTTTTGTTGCAGGGATAGGTAATAGTAACACAACTTATTACGCTATCTTTGAAGAAGGTACTAATCTTTTTGAAATAGGTATTGGTACTGTAACTGATGCAACACCAGACACTCTAGCAAGAGATACTGTTTTAAGCAACTCTTCAGGTGATACGTCTAAGATAAGTTTTAATTCAGGTGGTTCAAGTACATTAAGTGTATTTTGTACAATGCCTGCAAGTAAATCAGTTTATTTAAACGCAAGCGGTGTACCAGTAGGTGCAGCGAGTAATGGATTTGCTGTTGCAATGGCAATAGCTTTATAAGGAGAAAAATATGGCACAAGATTTTACTAGATATGCAGTACAAGCAACTAACAGTGCAGGTACGATATTTACAGCAAATTCAAATGATGCAGTCATTGGAATCAGAATCGCAAACATAATTTCTACAGCAATTTTAATAGATGTTTTTGTAAGTGTAGGAGGTTCTACAACTAGATACATCTGTAAAGATTTAAGCATTCCACCAAACAGTGCCGTAGAGCTTGTTTCAGGTGGAGCTAAATTTGTGATGCAAAGCACTGACATATTAAAAGTAGAGTCAGACACAGCATCAAGTGCTGATGTTTATGTTAGCGTTGTTGATTCAATAAGTGCATAGGAGGATAAATGGATAGTTTATATAACACAATATATATTGGTAACAAACCAGGAGCAGAAAATATTTATACACATGCTCAGGTTTTAGATAATAAAGATATGATAATTGAATCTGCTGTATTAGCTGGTCCAATAACTTTTGTTAATACAATAACAGTAACAGGAACTTTGGTAATAATTTAATGAGTAAAATAGAAGTAAATACAGTTGACGTACAATGTGGATCTACATTAACTTTAGGTTCATCAGGTAAAACAGTTACATTAGCAACTGGTGCATCTCAATCAGGTTTTGGTAGAACAGGAACTGTAGATTGGTGTTCTACAGTTTATACAAATAGTCCAGGAACAATTACAAGTGTTAGTGGTAAAGGTTATTTTATAAATACAACAAGCGGAGCTGTAACTATCAATTTACCATCATCACCATCTTTTGGTGATATTATATCTATTAAAGATTACGCAGGAACTTTTGCTTGTAACGCAACTACAATCGGTAGAGGTGGTTCTAAAATTAATGGAGTGTGTAGTTGCGCTACATTATTAACAAACGATCAATCAATAACTTTAATTTATGTTGACGGCACAAAGGGTTGGCAAAGTGTTCAAGAAACATCAACAATTGCACAGGCAGACCAATTTATTACAGCAACAGGTGGAACTATAACAACAGTTTGTACAAATTATAAAGTTCACGTTTTTGATTCAGATGCAACATTTACAGTAACTGGTGGATCAGGAGCAAAAGCACTTATTTCATATATGGTCGTAGCTGGTGGAGCAGGTGGTAGTGGAAGATATGCAGGTGGTTCAGGTGGTGGTGGATTTAGAGAAGCTAAAGCAAACACTCCAACTGTACCTGATTCTTTTACAGCTAGTCCTTTAGCCACAACAGGTATGCCTATCTCTCCAGGTTCGTATCCAATAGCAGTAGGTGCAGGTGGTACAGGAGGACCATCTAGTCCTAGTACCGCAGAGGGAACCGCTGGATCAATTTCAAGTTTTAATGGTATAACATCAGCAGGTGGTGGAGCAGGTGGAGGTCAAGGACAAGATGGTGGTAATCCAGGTGGTTCAGGTGGTGGAGGATCTTACGGACCTGCTCCAAATACAGGTGCAGCACTTAAAGGTTCAGGTAATACTCCTCCAGTTAGTCCAGCTCAAGGTAATGATGGTGGAGCAGGTTATGGTCCTGATTCACCTTATGGTGGAGGTGGTGGAGGTGGTGCAACAGAAGCAGGTGTTGAGGCTGTATCAAATCAATCGGGAAGAGGTGGAGCAGGAGCAACAACAAGTATTACAGCAAGTCC